AATCGTGAGATAATTAGCTTCGCAAACCCTAGAGCCATTAGTCAGTTAGGTATCTTCTAACATAGACATTGAGTCCTTAGCTAGTTCGAGGGTTAGAGGTCTGGGCGTTCTCTTAGTAGCCGAAGCCTTTGGGAGTGTTCCTTTTGCTCTCATGGGGTTGGTCGTTTCCTTCCTTCCTTGTCCCCTTGAACATATAAATATTATATACCTTTGGCAAGAAAATACAAGACATTTATTTAATTTAAAGTATCTAAAAATTATATACGATTTTTCTTGACATTTTCTAGTTTTCCTGTATTTTCGGCGCCGCCAAATGAGAATGATTCTCATTTAGGTTTTCCTTGTTTTGTTGTGAATTCGTTCTTGGTTTAAAATTTGTTTATTGTCTTAAACTTTGTTTATAAACAAATTTTAAACCATGCACGCTGAAAAGTCAAATCGTGTGACAAAATAAATTCACAAAAATCTAGCATATCCTAGGGCTAAAATCAAGCAAAATAGTATATAAATTTTATATATAAATTTGGGATTCTTGGGACAAAAAAAAACGGGGATAAAATCCCCGTTCAAATAATTAAAGAGTTAGCAAAATTTTATTAATAGTTAATATAATTCTCTTTAATCGTTTGATAGTTTCTAGCATCTATAACAGTCGCACCGAGTGAACCAATCGCTGATAAATTGCTAGGGTTATCATCATAGAATATTTTTAATATATTTCTATATTGTGGCAAATTAAATAAATATCTTAATTGAGATTTTTTTAATTCAGCGTCAATCGTGGCGTTGCCTTTTGGTCTTGATATAATTCTATCGTAATAAATATTATGTGAATGGATATATTCATAATCCCATTTTGATAATTCTCTAGCTGTGCAAAGAATAACCATGTCTCCGTTCTTATAATCTTCTTGCAGTTGACAATATAAAGGCAAAAGAGAATCATTAAAAATAAATTCTTTTGTGCTTTTTGCTTTCCAATTAGCAAGGTCGATATTTCCTTGCTCGTCATGTGTTGCTCTATGAGAAGAATCAATTACAGTTCCGTCCAAATCATAAATACAGATTCTAGGTGAAAGATTATAGAATCTCTCGCATTGTTTAGTCTTGCAAATATTTTTAATTGTTCGGCTCATAGTATCACCCTTGATAGTTGTGCAATCATCATTAAAACAGTTAATGTTAAAAGTTCTTTATTAAGTTCTAAATATGAAATTAATAATATGATTAAATTACCCCCAATAATTAAAGGCAATTGTAGAGGTATTGTGTAGAATCCTTGCAAGGCAATAAATACCAAAGCAAAGCCAATCCATAAAAGGGATTTTCTTCTTCTTGCTTGTTGTGGTCTATAGTCTAAATAATCGTAATGTTTCATTTTTAGAATCTCCTCGCATATATTCTTAATAAGTCATTAATCATTTTTTCTGAGCAATATTCTAAATGTTTCGGCTTCATTCGTTTTGCTTCGATTAATTCCTTAGTTGTGGGAATACCCTTTTTTATTTTCTCGGCTTGTGATGTGCCTTTAATAATTAATTTTAATTCGCCTTGTCTCATAGTGCTAATTCTCCTTGCGTTGCTATTGGTTGTGGTTTTACCTTTTTTATTGGTTTCTTTGTAGTCTTGTTTCTGTGCATAAGTTTAGCCTTCATGGTTTTCTTGTCTTGGATTGTTTTCCAAGATACACCCTTTATATTATTAAGAAAATGTTTCTTAATCGTGTTTTTATGGGTTGCCCATGCTTTGCATAAAATCATAAATTCAAGTTGTGCATCATGTCTTGCTGTGTGTGGCTCAATATAATCAACATCAAGATTAAGAAACCTAGCAACAGATTCAGCCGAATAGGAAAGGTTCCCTTTCTCGGTTGTCATTCTTGCTTTATCATCTTCATTGAGAGAATCAGCCCATGAATAAAATTCTTTATTCATTAAAAGAGTTGCCGAGATATCCATTAAACAGCAAATATTAATGTCCGAAGTTCGAAGATAAAAAGATTTATGTTCATATTGAGTATGTGTTTTTCTAATCGTTCCGATCTTACGACCTTCTCCAATATCAAAGTTATAATTGTATGCTGTTAAAATATCGACACCCATAGAATTCAGATTGTTATTAAATTCTTTGATGATGTCTTTCCAACGCTTAACCTTGTGAGGGTTATTAATTGCTTCTTTCCATGCTCTCGCCATTGCTCCATTCGTTGCGTATGCTTCGCCTGTATCTTTATTTTTAAATAAAAAGTTTCCTATATTCTCCATAGTTTCAAGAACATAATAATCCATTTCTTTAACATGCAAAGATTCAGTTTGTTCTATGTTTCCAAAGACTGCACCGAAATGATAAATTAATCCGTGAGAATCTGAATTTTTAAAACAAGTTTCAGTATCAACAACACAAGCGATTGTTCGCTTGTGCTGTTTCATATTAGTTTTAGGTACCATTATTTAACCACCTTTTTTAATGTTGCTTCTATCTTCAAGGCCGAAAGATATGTTTTCATATCTTGGATAGTTGCGTTCATAGATAAAGGCTTTAAACCTTTTTCCTCGATTTGTTTAATCAAATCTTTTTTAGTTGTGTATTCTATTTTCATAGTATTCCTTATAATTTGGGATTCTTGGAAATGGTGAATCCCTTTAACCATTTAATGAATTGATATAGCTAGTAATACAGTCATTGATAGTATTAACATTCCTAAAATAAAAGGAATGATTAAGGGATTATCATTTAAAAATATTATTATCTTTTGCTTTTGTTTTGCTTTCCATCTTTCAAGGGCTTCATGATTTTTTTGTTGTTGCTCTGTTCTCATTTAGCTAACCTCTCTAAAATGTTTTCTAGTTATTGAGATACCTTTTTTATTATCCCATTCTTTATTAATTTTTTTAAGGTCTTGTTTATGCTGTTCTTTAGTTGCCCAAATTCTAGTAATATTAACCTCGATACCTTTTTTATTAATATATTTATATGTGTATTCCATTTTTATTATCTCCTATATAAAAATTATTAAACCAATTAAGGGTATTAGTACCCATATAATTAAATCAGTTATTAATGAATATCTAAAATACAATTTTTTCCCAAATTCTGTAGCAGTTGTTTCTGTTCCTTTTTCAAATTCTATTCCTTGCTTTTTTAAGATATTACAAGCATTTTCAAAGGCTCTAACATCTTCAATATTAGAAGGGTTGAATTTTGTTTTAATGGTTAATTGTTTTTTAAATATCTTTGTTTTCATATAACTATTATAATATTTTTTTGTCATATTGTGCAAGTAAATAAGGACAAATTCATTAATTAAATTGGCAGTTAAAAACCCATGTTTCAGCTGTCTAATTTTTATACAGCTGTACAATTTTTATACAGGGGGGTTAGTAGACCAGATAATATGCCCAATCACAGCACCCCCTAACACGTACTCATTTGGATTTTTTGAAAAAGCAAAAAAGACGCTCAATACATATCATAATGATACTTTCTTAAAATAATTCTTGACTTCTTGCCTAACTTTTGATATACTAATACTATGAAATTTTTAAAAGACGATCAGTGGTACTATACAAATAAACAAGGTGTCACTAAAAAATTATTATTAAATCCAGAAACCAACCAACCTTATACTAAAAATCAAGAAATAACAAATGATAATAAATTTAAAGGAAAAGTCTTCAGTGCTTATAGATATGAAAGACCTCTTAGCATGTACGATAAAGACTACTGGGGGATTAAAACAAAGATAGTCTCCGAAAATCTATCTCCAGATATCTCTAGCTATAAGATTCCTACTCCTGCAGTAATATCTTTCTCAGGTGGGCGAACTTCTGCATTTATGTTAAAACAGATACTTAATGCATATGGAGGAACTCTTCCCAAAGATATAAAAGTTTGTTTTGCAAATACAGGCAAAGAGTTGCCAGAAACTTTAGATTTTGTACACGAAGTAGAAAATATGTGGGATGTTGATATACACTGGCTAGAACTTGAAATAAATGAAACAACTCCTATATGGTCTCAAAAAAGAGTTAATTATGAAACAGCTTCTCGCAACGGCGAGCCTTTTGATGAGTTAATAATAAAACAACAAATGCTTCCAAATCTTCACAAACGTACTTGTACTATAGAAATGAAAATAAAACCTATAGAAAGGTATATGCAATCTCTGGGTTACACAGAGTGGTATTCAGTACTAGGACTGAGATATGATGAACCTAAAAGAGTTTATGATTCTAAAAATCAAAAACAACGATATCTTAATCTATGCCCTATGCACGAAATGAGACATACAAACGAAGATGTACTAGACTTCTGGAGAAAACAAAACTTTGATCTAAAGATACCTTCTATCAATGGAAAAACTGTAGCGGGTAATTGCGATTTATGCTTTTTAAAAGGCACAGCAACAACTTTAAAACTATTACATGAGAAACCTGAGTTAGCCGATTGGTGGATTGAAAAAGAAACTATTATGGGAAGAAAGTTTGTAAATCACAGACCAGACTACATAAAACTTAAGGACATCTCAATAGAACCTCCCAAAGAGTACATAGATGATACAAGCTTTTCGTGCTTCTGTCATGATTAATCAACTATTTAACATACCTATCAAAAATACTTCTTGACATCCATGTCAGTTTTTGTTATAATTCACATATGGCAAAGAATCAAATATCTACAAGAATAAGCCCTGAAGGACTGGAAATTGCAAATGCTTACTTAGAAGTCGGCAATGTAAAAGCTGTGTCCATTAGACTACGAGTTGACGAAGGAAAAGTTTCGGAATACTTGGCTAAAAGGGAAGTTAAGCAATATATCGACCAGATTTACCTCGACACGGGGTATCGAAATCGTTTTAAACTGGCAGAAGTCTTAGATGACCTTATTGACCGCAAACTCGAGGAAGCAGAAGAAAGCGAAGTATATTCTAATAAAGATATTGCAGATTTAGTAATGTTTTCCCATAAAATTCGTATGGATGAAATGAAAGCACAGACAGAATTAGAAAAAGCACAAGCAGCAAATATCAAAAACCAGACCAATGTCCAAATCAATAGTGCAGAAATGCCTTTCGGACAAGGAAACTACGGAGAGCTCATGAAAAAGCTCTTAAAGGATAAATAAATGAGATTACTACTATTACTATTAGCATCCACACTACAAGCAGAAGTACTAGAAATAGATAAAGGTATCTACCAGGTCACATACGATACAAATTTAGAACAACCACTAAAAGTATCATATGCACTAGGCAGAGCTAACACTGTTAAAGCAGCAGACCGTAAAGGTATGAATTTCAAAAAAGAGCCAGGAGTACATACTTCTGACGATAAAGATTATTACAAGAATGTATGGGACAAAGGACATATGGCCCCGGCCGGTTCTTTCTCAAATAACGAAGAAAACCTAAAATTAACTTTCTCATACCTTAATAGTGCACTACAACACGAAAAACTTAATCGTGGTGCATGGAAACAGTTAGAAGCCGCAGTAAGAGGATGGGCAGAATACGAAAAACTACACGTTGTAAACGAAATATGGTTTTCACCAACTTCAATCAAACTACCTACAGGTGCGACAGTACCTGACGGCTTCATGAAAATCATTCATGCTTTAGAATGGGAAAAATGTTTCTTTTTTGTAAACGAAGCACCAACGGAGACTTGGGAAAATTACGAAGTACCATGCAATGTAGAGGGAATTCGTGGATAAAAAGATATTACAAGTCGTAAATCTTTCTCCAAGCGAAAGCTGGATAGAGAAACTTCCTAATATTCATCCTATGAAGCAAATAACTTATGCAGCTTTAGTACAAGTAGTAGTGTTTTTTGGAATGCTAGGCATGTTTCAGGTAAACCAATGGATATTTTCGGCTTAATTACAGACGTCGGGGCACCCATTGCAGCCGCAATAGTCATGGGCGGGTTCATTTTTGTAATAATGAAACAAATATTTGAAGGAGTAGTAGGCTCGATCAACACACTTAAGTTATTTACAACAAGTCTTATTACTAGAGTTAAAACAATCAACAACGATATGATAAAATTAGACACAAGTGTTAGTGCGGCCCTTGAACTTACACCAGATTTAGACAGAATAGCAAGAGCAGAGAATTTCGTGGAAGACGGAACAATAGATGTAAGGAGAGATTAATGGATGTAGTAAGTGTGTGGGATAATTTAAGTTACTGGGATGGTATATTGTTCACTTTTTGGATAGGTCTATTATATACTTACAAAGTATGGGTAGATAACAAATGGAAATAGTTGACGCTATACAAAAGTTTGGATTTCCAATCGTTGCGATGGTTGGTTTAGGCTACTTTGTATACTTTGTTTGGACAATGATAACACAGGTAATTAATCCAACAGTAAAAGAAATGCACATGACTCTTATAAAATTAATAGATCAAATAAGAATGCTCGATAACGATATGATTCGTTTACAGCAAAAGGTAAATACTGTACTACAGATGAAAGAAAATGACAAAAAACGAAATAACAGGTGACAAACTAATATCTAGAAAGAATTCAGATGCTTATCGTGATAACTATGACCAGATTTTTAATAAGAAGGTAGACAAAGTAATCGAAGAAAAGTTTCATTGGTGGCCTATAGTTATTGTACCCTTCTTAGTATGGGAACTGGCAGCAGATGAAATCAAGTTTGGATTCAAAAGTCCTTCGTTTAGTGGAAATGGAACATCATCTCATTACTTAACAATTGATTCACAAGAACAAACAAAGAAAGATGCAGTAAAAGCTGAAATAAAAGCTTTAGCAGACGCAGCAAAGAGAGCAGAAGAGAATACNACTCTCGCAAGATTTATAAAGAACTTTGAAAGCAGAATATATGCACAGTTATCCCGACAGTTGGTAGACCAGTTGTTTGGGGAAAACCCTGCAGAGAATGGATCATTTCAGTTATTCGATAACTTAATTACTTGGACGAGTGATGGAATATCAATAACAATGACCATATTTAACGAGGCAACCGGTGAGACAACTACTATTACTATCCCTATTGGGGATTTTGGCTTCTAGCTGCGCATCACATAGAGCATACATATCTCCATGTCTTGGTAACCCCGAAGGCGACTACGAATACGTTGTAGACATGGTACAGAAAGCGCAATGCTTTTCAGGGGATGCTATACTCGAAAAACCCGTAACAAAAGCAATAAAAAGCTTACCGCTACCAGCAAGAACACCCGTAGTAGCTATATACAAGTTTGAAGACTTAACAGGTCAAAGAAAAGCAAGAGATGGAATAGCAGACTTTTCAAGTGCCGTAACTCAAGCTCCAGAAGCTTACTTAATAAGAGCACTTAAAGCAAGTAATTTTTTCAAAGTAGTAGAAAGAAAAGGATTAGATCACTTAACAAAAGAAAGACAATTAATTCGTTCTACTCGACAAAAGTTCGAAGATGAAGACAAGCAATTACCACTACTATATGCAGGTCTAATTTTAGAAGGCGGTATTGTTGATTACAATACTAATTTATTAACAGGGGGAGTTGGAGCCCGCTATTTAGGTATAGGAAACTCTAAACAATACCGTGAGGACAAAGTGGTGGTTTCAATTAGAATGGTTTCTGTGAGTACAGGAGAAATTTTATTGGACATCCTTACTTCAAAAGCAATTCTCTCCGTAGGCTTAAGTACGGATTATTTTAGATTTCATTCAGATAATGACTTGATTGAATTCGAGACTGGCAATGCCATGAACGAAGCAAAATATATCGCAGTACAAGCAGCTATCGAAACAGCAGTAGCTGAATTGGTAGTACGCGGACAGAAACAAGGGTACTGGAAGTACTATATGGGAGAGTAAAATGAGGTTTTTAATCTTATTTTTATCAATCGGTCTTTTTGCAGACAATGAAATCTATATCGACCAGACAGGCGACAATGCAGCCATTGACATCGAACAACTCGGATCCAACAATATAATTGGTGGTGACGATGCAGTTGCGGGTACAATGACAGCAGCAATACTGAATGGAACAGGTATGACTTTAGATATCAACCAAATAGGAAGCTCCAATAAGTTTCTCACCGATGGAATACTCGGCGACAGCTTTACTGGGTTCTTCGAATTTGATGGTGATTCTAATGAATGGGACTTTAGCATGGACACAACCGGGCTAAACACAGCAGACAGTAATGATATTAACATTAATGTTACTGGTTCTTTCAACTTAGCAGATATAGACATTGCCGAGGTTTCAGGAGCAAGCTTCTTGGATATTGACTGGATTATCACTGGAGACAGTAATGATGCAGAAGTAGACATAGATGCTGATTATGCATTTATGTATATGGACATTCTTGGAGATAGCAATGACTTAACTTTTATCCAATCTGGATATGGAAACAGTTCAAGCGACAATAAATACTTCTACCTCGATTTAGAGGGAGATAGTAATACAGCAGTGATTAAACAACAATCAACGCTGGCCGCAGACTGGTTGAAGATTGAATCTAATGCGTCAAATAGTAATATTTGTGTTATTCAAAATGATGGTGGTTCTACCACTTCATGCTGATAGCATAGGAGGCATTACAGAACTTCGTGGAGTAGGTCAAGTCTTGAGGGACGACACCTACTCTGCTGAGCTTGACTTTGATATTGAACAAAACGATGATGTACGCACAGCTAATGGGCGAGTCGGTATAACATTTTTGGACGATTCAGTAGTCAGACTAACAGAACATAGCAAACTAATAATAGATGAAATAATCTTTGATCCTAACCCCAGTAAATCAAAGATGTCTATGAAGTTTGCAAGTGGAACAGCACGTTTCATAACAGGAAAGATAGGTGCAATTAACAAGGAAAACATCTCAATCTCTACGCCAACTTCAAACATCGGTATTCGAGGCACTGATTTTACCGTTACTGTTGATGAGCTGGGTAGGAGTCTTGTTATACTTCTTCCTGACGAGTTTGGTGTTTCTTCTGGGGAAATTACTGTTACAACAGCTATGGGCCAAGTTATCCTCAATCAACCTTTTCAATCTACAGTAACAAGTGTGTGGGAAACCTCACCAACTAAACCAGTTATATTAGACTTAAATTTAAATATTATTGACAATATGTTAATAGTATCTCCTCCAAAGACAGACGAAAGATTTGCAGAGGAAGAAACGACAAGTAATTCAGGAGCTATACTTGATGTAGACTATTTAGAGTTTGAAGACTTAGATGTAGACTATTTAGCAGAAGACTCTTTAGCTTTTAATGAATTAGATATAGATTATTTAGATGTAAACTTTCTTGAAGACTTATTAGAAGTTATCGAAGAATTAGATGCTCTTGCAGTAGCAGAACAACGAGGAGCGCAACTTTTCTCAGAATTTGATATACAAGGTACTTTGTTTGGTCAAGATCAGACTACTCAAATTACTACTTTTGGTGATGCGGAAAAGATAACACTTATTCGTAGCGTAACACAATCAGTTCAACTTGACCTTAACGGTGAAACGAGCTACAATATAATAATAGAGCAAGATGGCAAAGCATATAACATTATTCTTAATTCTGGTGGTCAATCCACTATTCGCATCCGTCAATCTGGAGGTTGATATCCCCTGGGATTACAACCAGATAGAGATAGATGGTAAACTTATAGAACGAAGTAAGTTTAGCATGAAAATGAACTTGGAAAATCCAAGACATAAATACTACTTAGTAGTAAATGCACTTGATATTGCCACTACATACCATGCAACACAACAAGGCTATGCAACAGAGGGAAACCCTTTACTCTCTGAAAATCCTTCTTTAGAGAGCCTTATAGCACATAAAATTGTGTGGACTAAAGTTGCACGATATGGAGGACTATTCTACGAAGATGATGAAAACTTCTTAATGTTTGCAAACTTTTTAGTAACCTTAGCTGTAATAAACAACACAAAGATAATTATAGACAATGAGTAAATTAATAAATCCGATAATTTTTACACTTTCAATAGGACTCCTAATCTGGAATCCTTCCCCTTTTCAAATACTGGAACTTAAGACATTCGACTACCTTATGTCGACTACTCCAGAAATACAAAACGAAAACATACTTCTTGTTGATCTTGACGAAGAGATAGTAGAAGCCTACGGAGGTTATCCACTACCAAGAAGCCTATTCGCAAGCATGATAGACATCACTCCGGGTGTTCCCGGCTTCACGATTCTCATGCCTGACCCCGACTTACGCGGTATTGAGTACGACAATACACTTGCCTACTCTCTATCAAATAAACCAAGTGTTTTAGCTTATGCAGCTTCAACACAGGCATCAAAAGCAGGGCCTCATGTAGGCACAGCTCAACTAGGAGGTGACCCAAAAGAATGGCTATTCAACTATCCAGGAATTTTAAGACAATTACCAAAACTACAAGTAACCGCANAAGGCGTGGGACTAATAAACTCAAGCCCAGAAGTAGACGGAGTCGTACGAAGACTTCCCGTAGTCGTAAGTAGCCAGGAAGGATTATATCCCTCTTTTGCGTTAGAGATGTTGAGAGTTGGTGTCGGTGATCCAAGTTATCAAATTAAGACAGGCGAAGGTGTAGAATGGATACGTATACCAAATTATCCACTTATACATACGGACGCAAACGCAAGAGTATGGATTCAACAAAATGTTAAATTCTATAGACAAACTGCAGCAGAGTATATGGAGAATCCTATACCCGCTCCCTTTGTTATCTTTGGAGTAACTGCCGAAGGTGTAACCAATCCCGTGCCTACAGCACAAGGAGCCGTTTATCCTCATGAGATTCAAGCAAACGTACTTCATTCACTTATAGAAGGAAACAGCCCATCCATCCCGACATGGAGTGTAGCAGTAGAGCTGGGAGCCGCCCTTCTGGCTCTACTATTACTTTGGATTACAGCATCTCGTATATGGCTATCACTTCCAGTACTAGTGATAACTATTGGAGGCCTTATTTACTTTGCCCTGGAAATGTACAAATCTTCTTACTTGCTTGACGTTTCTGGAACTATTTTTATCGGGTTTTTATTCTGGAGCATTATAACTTTCAGGAATTTCATTACGCAGTTTTTGTTGAGATTGCAAATTAAACAACAATTCGGGACATACGTAAGCCCGGCTCTCGTTAAAAAATTACAGGAGGACCCAACATTACTGAGATTGGGTGGGGAGACTAAACGACTTACTTTTCTTTTTTCAGATATTCGAGGATTCACACCAATCTCAGAAAAATATCAATCAGACCCTCAAGGTTTGACCCGTTTAATCAATCGTTTTCTTGACAACCAAACAGAAATTATACTAAAACACGAAGGTACAATCGACAAATACATGGGTGATTGTATTATGGCTTTTTGGAACGCTCCATTAGACGTAGAAGAACAAGAGCGAAAAGCTACAGAGGCTGCTATTGAAATGAGAGTGGCTTTAGGAGAATTAAATGAAACACTTAGAGAAGAGGGCCTTGATCAAATTAACACAGGCGCTGGGATTAATACCGGGCCGTGCGTGGTTGGTAACTTTGGTAGTTCTACACGCTTTGATTATAGTGTGCTCGGCGACGCTGTTAATCTGGCTGCTAGGTTAGAATCTTCATGTAAGAACTACGATGCGGATTTAATCATATCGGAACACAGTTTAGTTGACGGTTTTGACTACGAGTTCCTTGATGAAGTCACGGTAAAAGGAAAGACCGAACCAGTTAAAATATATACCATCAGAAAATAATACTTGACTTTCTGGTCTGATTTTGGTATAATTATTGGAGAACAAAAAGTTCAAGAGATTTCAGGGGAATAATATGGATGTCAACGAGGTGGCCGCAGAACTTGCCAAGCATGAGGCTGTATGTGCCGAACGGTGGAAAACTATCTTCAATAAGATAACAGACATGGAGAAAGGTGCGGATGGAAGATTCACCAGTATGGACAATCAAGTCTCAAGAATAGAAACAATACTTATTAGCGTATCTGGAACTTTAATAGTTGCTGGAGCTGGTATAATATGGACTATGTTTTCAATGCATAGCTAGGAAAAATATGAAAAAAGATTACACAACAAAAGACATAACTGCTTCAAGCACAAGCTCTATAGAAGAAGCTTTACACAAAGCAGTAAAACAAATAGAAGTAGGAGAGATAACAACTGAACCTACAAAAGAACTTTCAAGCAGAGTTAAAGTTCTACTTGCAAAAAAGAAGAACTTACAAAGAAGAAATAGACAACACATACCTAAAAAGTTGAGATGAAGAAGACGCCAGAGGAACGAATGGCGATTTGTAAGAAGTGCCCACACTTAAAAAAATGGAAAGTTTGCGAAATATGTAAATGTTTTATGCCCCTCAAAACAAAGATTAGATGGGCAGAGTGTCCTTTGGAAGACCCCAAATGGACATAAGGAGAGAGACATGCCATACCATAAAAAGAAGAAGAAAAAGAAAGGCGGAAAGAAGAAGAAATAATGGCTGTTCGTAGAAGAAGAAAAGCAGTCAAGAAAAAGCCCGTGCCTACAAACCCTAAGCTATATGCTAGGGTTAAAGCACAAGCTAAAAGAAAGTTTAAAGTATACCCATCAGCTTATGCAAATGGATGGTTAGTAAAAACATACAAAGCCAAAGGCGGAAAATACCGTATGGGAAAAAGAAAATGATTAAAGCAAAGTTATTAAAAAATGGAAAATTTGTAATAGAAAAAGGGGGTCATACTGATGCCGCCTCTGCAATAACAAGTTGCAAAGTTATAATTAATCATTGTCAGATGATTCTAGACGGATTAGAAGGAAAGGAAGAGATGTCGCTAGAAACATGGTGGACAAATAAAATAGCCGTATCTGAACATGAACTTGTTCAAGCAGCCAATTATTTAGTAAGTGGTGATGTAGAGCATGACCATGGCGAAACCTAAAGGCGGACTAAGTAAATGGTTTAAAGAAAAATGGGTAGATATTGGAAGACCTAAAAAGAAAGGCAGATATCAACCTTGTGGACGTAGTTCCGCAAAAACATCGAGGCGAGGTTACCCAAAGTGCGTACCTTTAGCCAGAGCAAAAACAATGAGTAAAGCACAAAAGAAGTCTGCAGTACGAAGAAAAAGAGCAAAAGCTCAAGGCGTCGGCGGCAAACCTACTAGAGTGAGGACTTATACAAAAAGAAGGAGAAAATAAATGGAGTGGCTAAAAACCAAATGGACTCAATTTATAAATATCATCACAGGAAAAGACAAGAACTGGGATGGTAGCGTTGACATCAAAGATAAAATGATGGCAGCGGAGCAGAAAGCAAAAAGCTAAAATACATTAGCTAAGTCGAATAGGACTAGCAATGCAAAACTTAAGTACGGAAATAGAGAAAACTTTGTCTCTTTCGGAGAGATTAAAGAAAGCTGTACTCGAACAATTAGTATGGGGACATACTGTAAGAACGTTAACAAAACTACCGAGAACCCCACAAAATGCGGTTCTCATTAATAGGCTAATAAGCCAAAGTACTCGTTAGAGTAGAAAGGAATATAAAAATGGCAAGACAAGGCGGATTTTTAAGCGGACCTAGTGTCCACTCAACCTCCAAGCTAAGAAAGCATGTATTGAAAAGAGGAGTAACTCGAGACATGAATGCAGCAGCAGGAACTTTTGTAAATACTAAGTCTCCGATGTCCACACCAGGTGGCTTCTATGGAGCAGCACCTAAAGCAGTAGGACCAAGATTTGGTAAAACAGTAAATCCTAAAAGGGCAAAGTTTGGAAAGAAAACACCTTCTAAACTATTAACGAGAAGGAGAAGAAGATAATATCTTTAAACAAATAAATAAACTTATGAAGTCAGGAAGACTTGATAAAGTAGTAAAGAAATTTGCTATAACAAAAAAACATGGCACTAACAAAAGCAGAAAAAGGAAGGCTCAAAAGAGCTGGGCTAACTAGACTTAATAAACCTAAAAGAACTCCCAAACACAGAACAAAGAAAGCTGTGGTAGGAGTTAGAGTTGGCGGAAAGGTGAAGATCATCCGCTTTGGTGCACAAGGCATGGGACATAACTATAGTCCCGAAGCTCGAAAGAGTTTCAAGGCAAGACACAGAAGAAATATTGCTAAAGGCAAAAGCTCAGCAGCCTACTGGGCGAATAAAGTGTTTTGGGCAGGCAAAGGTGGTTCTACAAAAAGACCACCTAAGTCTCAAAAATATGTACGAGGAATTAAAAGGAGAAAATAATGCAAGCGAACGGAACCAAACTTTGGTTAGATGAAGGTGCAGTACACGCTACAAAAATGCTACAGAATCTTATAACTGTAGAAGAAAAAAGAACATTATCGGTAGCTGAAGAGAAGCTTAAACAGATTACAGCTTCATATTGTTACTTATACGCTAAGATGTTAGAAATTGGAGAACTGGAATCCAATGATAACTATGAAGTCTTTCCAGATGAGATATTGCATTGATAGAAATTAGTCGTACAGATATAGTTAGTGATTATCTAATGGATTTAGAGCAAGAATCACGTTTCATAAAACTCCCAATCATGGAGTACTTAGAGCTATTAGGAATAGAACCTAACACATCTCAAACAGCAATCATCAATGCAATTAACAACCCAAAGTATCGTTTTATTACAGCGGCAGTTTCACGTCGTCAAGGAAAAACATACATATCTAATATTATAGGACAACTAGTTTGTCTAGTACCGGGGTCGCACGTATTATTGATGTCCCCCAACTATTCACTATCGCAAATCTCATTTGATTTGCAAAGAAACTTAATTAAACATTTTGATTTAGAGGTATTAAGAGACAATGCAAAAGATAAAGTTATTGAACTATCTAACAACTCTACGATT